TGATGGATGGAAGTGGATATGACTCCACTCAATATTTGTCTATCTGTTAGAGTGCTCAAACTCCCTTCTGGGAGAATGTTGCCCCTTACATTAAGAGGATGATGATCGCTGGTGGTGTCCCAGAAGACCGCGTTTATGCCAACTGGAAGAACATTTTCACTGCCCTTACCAATTATGTTTGGGTTGCTTTCTTTTACTGTCCCCAAATTAATATGCCAGCTTGGCCCAAAGAAATTTTGAGGAAATGGAATAAGCACATCATTGGTAATGATACTGAGCCTTGGCTGAACTGGGGTTACTTTATCTCAGAGGGGGGAACCCCGTCTGGAAAAGCGAGTTAAACTACTCTCGGGAACTGTTTGAACAACTTTTGGTAGATTATGTTCTATATCTTTTGCTGTTTCGGGATTTTTGCACCCTGGTCGTAGGAAAACAAAAAACGAATGATCGTATGTGTTTGTGGTGACGATGGTGGGGTTGGCTTCAAGACTCTCGCTGACGCTGAAAAGCTACTTGAATGGGTAAATAATTACTCCTGTAGGAAAGGAGTGATCTAATACAAAGGCCTTGGTTAGATTACTAAGGCAAAGCTTACTCATTTGGATGGCCTGCAATTCTGCTCTAAAACGTTCGTCAGCGTTGGGTCCAAAGGCTACTTTATCCCTGATCTTATGAAAGTCATTTTCGGAAAAACGGTTTACACCCAGCATGATAAGAGGATCCAAATTGATCCATCAATGCATGTAGACCTCACTAGAACACAATACCAAGGTTATTCCAAAATCATGGACTGCTATCTGACCTGCATTTGGGAAAGGATGGGGGGCAAGAAATATGATTCAATTGGTGGCCTCCTTGAGCGTCTCTACTAAAAGAAAAACTATGGTGACAGTCCTGACTACTAATGCGAACAACGGTGTGAACAAATCTCAGGGATTGACCTCACCTCCGTCTTACTCTTGATCTGTGGAGGCTTATGCCAATAGAGATATTGTTGTGGTTATAAAAGTATCTATTCACAATTGTTATTTTTATTCAATGAATATTCAAATCAAACACGACAAAAATCGGAAGAAGGCAAGGACCCACCAGTTCGGTGGCCACAAGATGAACCACAAGGACAAGCTTTACCACATGGCGGAGGTTGCTAAACGGCTCAAAAAGGAGGAGTCCCTCGTCAAAAAGTTAGAGCCTCGCGAACGGCCAAGAACCGGAAAGTAGCTAAAGCACAACTACACCTAGCTTAAACCCGGTAGAGATAGCAACACGGTCTATCGGCCACAATACTCTCACGGGCTTTTAAGAGGGCCAACGGACGGAAAACAGGTCATTTCTGCCTGGGACAAGATGATTATCGCTAAACATTACCCTGGAAAGTTTACTGTACCCTACGTTGCGGGAATGAATGTCGCCTCCGTGCCCACCACCACATTAAACGTCGCTCGGTAGTTTACCGCGTGCGCCCAGTTTGACACTCTAGGTTCTGAGACCCCTCTTGGTAGATGTGATTACTTGCTTATGGCTTGGTCACCATCAATGACTGGTTTTTACGGTAGGGGCCTTCCTGGAGAAATTCCACAATCCGATAAACTTGGTGGTTTCCTTATGGGGTAGTTTACTGAAGACAATGTTGACACCCCTTGGTTATCACGTGAAACCTTTTAATAAGCCTAACATGCTTACACCATGGAAGAGGTTTATGGTACGTCATACACTGACATCGGATCTGGG